CCCTTTCACCAATTATACAAAATGATATAGATATTTACTTCTTGTTATTTTTACTATAAACCGACAGCAACTCATTGATTGTACGAAATATATCCGAAGCAGTATCAAGACGAGTTTGGCAAATAATAAAGTCTTGTAAAGTAGAAGGATTTAAATCATAAAGTTGAATTTGCTCTTTAATTCTTGATAAATCCTGTTCTAAAAATTGATGTTTATTTCTTATATATTCAAGAATAATTTCAACTTGTATATCATTCATCTTTATATTCACCTAAATTATTTAACATAAAATCAATTTCTAAAAGAAGAGAATCAAGAGAAATTCCTTTATTTCTTAAAAATGTTTCATACTTAGGATTGAACTTATAACAACCACGCTTTTTAAGAAAATGCAATAAAAATTCAATACCATATAAAGAACAAAGAGTATACAAAGCTCCTGAATATGTATTAAGATAACTAATTACATTATCATCATTGTATTCTGAACCAATTTCTTTATATAGTGACATTTTTCCATTATATTCAAGAAATTTGAGCCAATACGGAGCAGTAACCCATCTACGCTTATTAGTATCTGTTTCACTAGGAACAACAAATCTTAATTGATTATTAAGAGTGTTGAAAAAGACTTCAGATATATTGATGTCATTGCAAATATATTCAACAAAACTTTGAGCGTGATTATTTCTGCACTGCATTTCAAATCGTATCCAGTGCATAGAATCATCTATAATTTTTTGCTCTGCTTTTTTGTCATACATTCTATACATTAAATCTGACTTTTCAGAGCCAAAGTAAATTGTATAACCTTCAACATCTTCCACCCTCGACCAATTAACAGACACATTATGAAAACGACTTACATAATTCTTTTTGAAAACATCATCAGCAATTTTATTAATATCAAGTATTTGTTCAAAATCATCAAAAGCTACATCAAGACGAGTAATATTAAAATCATCTAATCTTGCAACAATATAATCAAATAACTTGCGAAAAGTCTTATCTGAATTATCCTCAAAAGCTCTACAGCCTTTGCCTGACATCTCAACCATTATACCCATATCGTGAGTTATGCCTTTATCATCAACCCACACAGAACCATCATAAGCAACTGTAATACCTTCAAAATAATAACGAGATTTATAACCTTTACAGCCTTTGTCTAATTTAACAAAGTTATCAAAATCAATTCCTATAACATTAAAAATCGTCTGCAATGTTTCCTTGCGTGTTGTAAATGTAAACCAGTCAATTAAAATTCTGTTTTTCGTTTCCATTAATGTTAACCTCCAATTTGTTGTATTGTACATTCTACCCTCGTGTTACTAAACGGGGGTTTCCGCCGCAGTTGCTCAAAAAACGCAACTGCGGCGAATATCCTCTTAAAACATCAGTTAATAGCTTTTATCCAACGCAAAATAACTTGATAGCCATAATAAATTGCTATACACGATACCCACGCAGCTAAAGTTGATAAAATAAAATCAACAGGAACAAACCAATTAATATATTTTAAGTAAGGAGCAATAGGAGTTTTTTCTATTAACTTAAAAGGACTATCAGGCAAAAGAAAAAGTACCCACCCAAGCAAATCATTAAGTGCATTACCAAGCCAATCGAAAATTTGTCTAAACACATCCATTATTGAGCACCAATAACCTTTCGAGTAATAATAATAAGAGACAACACAAACTCTATAGAAATAAACCATCTGCATAAATAAGCTATATCACTAAGTTGTGCAAAATCTATAGTAATTGTATAATCAATTAAATAACTACCATTATTTTGTTTTAGATATCTAAAAGGTATATCAAATTTAGGGGGAGAAGCTTCAGAGCTAAATCCAATAAACAAATTATATATGTCTTTAGGTATACAAAACGGAAACTTGTCAAAAAGTCCACTTGAGTCAATTTCAGGCACTCCGTCTGGATAGCTGGCAGTATCAACATACTCTATAACATCAGCTTGTGTCATCTCGTTTAAGGTAGTCATATCATTAGACTTAACGAGGTCATCAGGTACAGTAATACCAACACTCTGAGAGCCAGTGTAAACATCTGGCACAGTACCAGTAATAGGCACGGGCAAAGCTCTATACTTATCAACATCATTAACATTTTTTTGACTATCTGTATAATGTCTAAGTCCTGCACCATCAAGCACAGTATAAAACATATCGCAAGGAGTATCAAAACTATAATAAGTTTTATTTGTGTTATAGTTTACAAGAGGTACGCAAGTATCATCAGTTGCATTAGATTTACTGGAATTAAAATCATCAGCATTAACAAAGCGATATTTACCATCTACACATTGTGTAAAATAACATAATGTGCCATCAACACTATACATAGATGTATTAAGATTACTATAAGACGATAAACTCAAAAAATCAAAACTACCAGTGCCAAAACGCTGATTAGTAAAATTAAAAGACACACGATTATTAAAGCTTTTATATGATTGCTCAATATCAGATTTTAAAGTACCCGAAAATTTATAATTACTATTGCCAGGCACAACATAAAAATAATAATGCAAATTAAAAGGATATACACTAAACATAGAGCCATAACCATATTGACTATCATTATTAATCCAAGAATCATTTTTGTAGGGTAAATGAGGATAAATATATTTAAGAGGAGTCGCGGAATCAAGAGTTAACATACTATAATCACTAAGAGTGATTTGCACAGTACCACCATCACAATCAACACTAAATTGGCTATCAGCAGTAAAGCCAAGTGTGCCGTCCTTGCCAGCTGTAATATTTGATGTTGCGTCACTATAAGCATTACCGTACCAATACTCAATATCGCCTGTTATAATTTTCCAAGTCTCCGCATCAAACATCATTTTAAAACCATAACCTACATAGCTTGCAGCACCAACAATAGCAGTAACAGTTGTTTTGATATTATCAATAGTTGTCTTACTTGCTTTTGCTAAAAAGTCTTGTGCTCCTCCTCGCCATTCCGCATCAGTGGCATATTTAATGCCTACGCTTAAAAAAATCGAGCAAACAGCAGTGATAATAATATCATCAACAACGGCTATTGCTTCCGCCCGTTCGGTTACTGGCAACAGTGCTAACGCCAGTGTCAGTATCGTAATCAATACCATTAAGATTAAGCGTTGTTTTATCGTCTTGTTTTCGCTGTGTATCATTATCTGCAATCTGTTCATCTATAATCACCACCTTTGATTTTGATTTACTCTGAGTTGGTGCCTGAGTAGTAGGCTTATCTATAAATAATGCCATTGTGTCATAGCAATCAGCTTTCTTCTTTTTAAAGCGATGTAAATTACTTGTTATACGCATTTTACAAGGATACCAAATTTCAATAGTAAAGAATAAACCTTTACATAATTTTGAAAAAAGCCACATTATCAAATTAGCTCTTGCTAATGCTCTGTGTTTAATTTCATATTCTATTAAGCCTCTGATTTGTTTATCAAGCATTTTGTCACTCTGCGTTATAAGTATAACTTCAAAATTAAAATGGCGATGATTTGCAAAAAAATTAATCCATTCCATTCTATCTGACCTTCCGAACTCACGAGGATTGAAAAAAGTTGAAGCTTCATCAATAACTATCAATGTCTGAGGTTTATAACTTAACTTATGATTTTCACTGTGAAAACTTAAAAGCATTTTAGGAGTTATTTCAATATTTTTGCAAAATTTATAAATACCAGATGGTTTTATACCCAAGCGTTGATAATCGACAGGGAAATTTGTTATAACATTGCGACCAGTACGCAACCAATTCAAAATATCACAAACAGCGTGATAACTTTTATATGAGCCAGGAGTGCCAGAATAAAGAGTTATCATTTAATCACTCCTTTATAAAAAAGGGAGCACAGAAAATTCTATACTCCCAAATAAGATTACAAGATATTTTAAATATTAGCCTGCTTTATTTGCAAGGCTCTTAAAGAATCCGATTGCTTTCTTAATACCAAAAATAGCACCAAGAATAGCAAGTGCAACAGGTACAGCTATCATTACATAACCCATAAGGTCACTTTGAATACTACCTACGGAAGTTTTGAAAGCGTCTTGCATTGATGATGTTGATGATGTTCCATCTACCGCAAAAGCAGAAAGACAAGACATACAAGCCATTATTGCAGATACAACAGAAACAGAAATAGCTCTTTTATGTCTGCTAAAAGCGTTTTTGAACTTACAAAGCATTATTTACACCTCCTTATGATTTAAATATCAGCTGCAAGCACTCATAAATGACTTTGCCAAACAGACTGAATATTAAATGCAAGCAAAAGCCTGCAATAATACCAAGTATTAAGAAATTAAAAGCAGTAGTAAACATTACAGCCACCTACCATTTAAAAAAGTTAAAACCGTGTGAAATTAAACAACCAGCTATAATGCCAACGCCGAAAATCAATACATAAAGTAAGTCTTCCATAATTATTTACTTAATACAACTTTTGTGCATTTACCGTTAAGATTGATTTGCAAATCTGCCTTAACAGGGTATGTAAGTTTTAACAGTTCACCGACTCCGTCATAATCGAACTTAACTTTGTTAGCTTGTTGACCTGCGACATCTTCTGTGATTTCTTCAAAGTCATACACTACAAACAGATGACCATAGTTGACTTTATCACCATCACTATTAGTAAAACTTCCTCTTTTTACACCAACCAAAGTACATAACATAATCTTTACCTTCTTTCTGCCTATACGGCTAAATATTTTTTATATATAAAATCCCAATTGGGTTTTATACTAAGTTGGGAAGAGGGGAAAACCGAACGTTTTCCCCTAATCGTGAAGCATTGAAACTATTGAAAACTTGATTGAAAATTATAAATTTCCAACAAGTTTCCAACCGTTCCAACACTCCACGCTATACCCCTTTCGCCAATGTTCCTACCCTGGCTAAGCTTAATTTTTCCCTATACGGGTTTAATTATAAGATATAACCTACAGGTTATCTATAAATAATTATATAACCTACAGGTTATAAAGTCAATATAATTTTTAGATTATATTGTAAAATCTTTCTAATAAGGAGGTATTAAAAATGTATGTTACAAGATTAAGAGAATATAGGAAAGAAAAAGGTTATAGCCAAAAAGATATATACATAGCTTTAGGTATGAAACAACCACAGTACAGCAGATATGAAAGCGGAGAAGATGAAATGAAAATAGGAACACTCGTTGCAATATGTAAAGTTTTGAATGTGTCAGCAGATTATATATTAGGTTTATCAGATGAACCAATACCAAGAAAACAAAAAAATCAATTAAATATAAATGGTGGTAAAAATCATATAGAAAATATAAATATGAATTGAGGATTTAAAATGGGAAATTATTTTGATATTATAGAAAAACAATCAAAGCTAATTGATATAATGTTAGAATATAGAGATGAACATAAAATATGCAATATTTCTCAAGCAGAAATTGCTAAGCGATTAAATATTGGACAAGTAAGAGTAGGACAAATAATAAGCCAAATAAATAGAGAAAAAGTTTGCATTAAAAAAATTGCACCTGGAAAATATTATGTTAATAAAGAAATTTTTGAAGAATTTACAGTAAAAAAAATCAAAAAATTACAAGATGAAGCTTTAAAAAATAAAGAAATAATGAATATGAGCGAAAAAGATTTAGCAAAAAAATTTAATTTAAAAATCAAAACAATAAAAGCTGTTTTAGCAATATGGAGACAAAATTTAGCACAGTTTAAAAAATTGATTATTAATTCAAAAGAATTCAGAGAATTTATAGAAAAAAACAATGAAGAATTAAATAAACTTGCTCAAAATACAATAGAAGAACTAAAAGCAACACATAATGAATAAAATAAGACCGCTACGGCGGTTTTATTTTTTTGCAAGCTTTTTAATACGCCTTACACGCATAAATATACGAACATTTTTTAATATATCTTTAATTAAAAAGTAGTATATACAAGATACGATGCCAAATGCAATAAAGCACACAAGCACAATAGACAAGCAAAACCCGAACATATATTCAAACATTTTAAACACCTCAATTTTTAAGATAAATCAATAATCCAACAGAAAACTCCTCAGTATCAGTAATGGAAGGAGAAATAGTCAAAACTTGTAAATCTATATATTCTTTAAATATATTAGACTTAGTAAAAATATCTGAAGATATTAAGTTAATGTGTAACGCACAATCAATAGATTCACATTCTCGTAATATAATCAAATGAATGTTTGAAAGTTCATGATAATATTTTAAAAGAAAATTTTTCAATGTCATAAATTCACCCCTTTCCTGAATTATACAAAATAAGCCTTTTGTATAATTGGTGAAAGGG